GGATGTCAAGAAATATTTTTATCAGAGGTCATTAATATCTTCACCAGTTTTATGGCCAGAGGACTCTCTTTCTTGAGGTGTCTGGGCAGTGCCAGGACCAATTTTTAAAGATTCCCAGTCCATAGTAGAAGTAAAAGACTTCATACTGGCTGATCTCATCTTAACACAATTAAAAGTAATACAAGCATCTTCCTGATCGTATGTTTCTAGTGCATAAGCTGCATCTGCCGCATCAAGAATGCCTTTTGCGAAGCGTGCTTCGCCGGTTGCATCGGTTTGATAAGGTGAGAAGACAGTACAGTCATACTCTTGGGCCATGCTTTTTAATGCCTTAGAAACTTCAATCTGCTCCGTCCAGTCGTACTGACCGCCCCGTGCCGGAACTGCAGAACGCTTGACCTGGTTAATATAGTCAACAATAATTACTGCTGCATCTATTTTTTTAACTTTCTTGTCTAGCTCTGCACGTATTTTTGCTAGAGTTAAACTTGGGTCGTATATTACATCCAACTGCTGAGTCGGGAGAAGCTCATGAGTTGTAGACAATGCACGATGAAAGTCTGAAAAATTTCGATGGTTCCTATATTCTTCCAGTCTGCGCTGACCCTCGGTGTAACGGCTCGCCCACCAAGCTGCTATCTTTTCCCATTCAGTTACACTCAGATTTTGAGTGCGTAATCGAGAATAAGGTACGCCAGTAGCGATCGAACAACATCGTTGCAATATCGAACGACTATCCATCTCGATGGTAAAGTAAATAGCTGAACGGCCAGATTGAAAAACATTATTTGCAATATTTGCACACGTTAGAGATTTACCACTTCCTCTACGTCCGCCTACTAATACTAAGTCTCTAGGAGAGAACTTAATATCATAGTCATATTCAGTATTTAAACCAAGACCAATATACTTACTTATCTCGTCTGGTGGTTCAAATAACTCTATGCGTTGCATACTTTCTTGTGGAACTTCCAAATCTACTTTATCTTGGATATCAAGAACAATTTGGTGTAGCTCCTGAACTGACTCTTCCGCTGTAGGAATAAGGTCGGCTCGGTCGATATACTTTTCAAGAGAGGTAAATATCTCTTTTTGAGTATATTCTGTTTTGAGATACTCAAGTAAGGTAGCTGCATCTACGTCAACAGATGCCTGGGCTTCTATTGCATAAACTTTGTCTCGGGTTGGCCCGTGACGAGTACCTAACTTGAGATCATCGAACGTAGGGAACTTGTGATAGCTCTCACAGTGATTATCAATTGCCTCATAAAGCAGATGATACTCGGTAGGAAGATACTCTTTACGTAGATAGCTCCACGTTTCAAAGTCTCCCACTAATATGCACTGCTTGATTAAAGCACTAGATAAATTCAACAGTTCCCCCGAACATATAAAATCCTGCGCGTGCGAGGCAGAGGCGCAGGACAACTGACTTACACTAACCCTAATACTGGGCTTTGGCGGCTTTTGCAGCACCGTCGTAGTCTGAAGCAGACAGGCCACGGCGAGTCAACATGGTTTTAACACCACGAGCAGTTTTACCGATAGCTTCTGCGATAGCTTCTACAGTCATGCCAGCAACATCTAGGTCTGCCAAAGGATCTGCATTAGATGCGCCTTTGGTATTCTCTTGACGAGGAATAGCCTGAATGTCACCAGAGCGAAGCAAGCTAAGAGCTTTACCACGAACTGAATTTACTGAACGGCCCATTGCTTCTGCAATGGCTTCTACGAAAGCACCGCTGTTTACCATAGAAACGAAAGTAGCTTCTTCTTCAGCAGTGTAAGTACGAACGCTCTCTTGCACAGGTGCAGGTGCAACGTGCTCTGTCAATTCCATTGACAAGATCTTGCCTTGGATTGACTTAGGCGAGAAAGCTCCGCCTTCAAAGTGCTCAGCGATCTGAGCGTATGTGTACTGACCAGAGTTGTCAGTTACAAAGGCTCGCAGCGTAGCTTCTTGCTCGTCTGTAAAAGAACGGCCTGAAGCAGCTGAAGCCAACTCAACTTCGTAACCCATCTTACGCAATTTGCTTGAG